TTTAATATTTTTAGGGGGTTTAGCTAAAGTTACTTGAGATTGACTTCCAATAAAAGTTTCTTCATTCTGTTGGTCAATATTAGCACCTTCAACAATAATTTTAGTATATTTTTTATTAGCATCATTCTTCCATTTTCCTTGTAAAATATCACCATTTGTTGAATTAATCTGATTTGTATTAATTGAATTTTGTTTTTGAATTAATGTGAATATTCCTGTTTTTGAAACACTAAATGTACCATTAAAAGTTTCCATCATTTTAGTAATTCCGTCAAGTAATATATCATCTCTAAAAGTCTGTTTTGGTAATATTTCACCTGTAGAAATTGTGCTACTATATGTTAAAGTTGTGTAATTTGTAATAATATCTTCAATAATAAATTCAGGGCTCTTATTTCTATAAACTGTAGTGAATCTAGTATTTGTTAATATATTTCCTAAATCTTTTACTTCAATTGTCCAAACAGAAGAAGCTACTTCAGCTCTAGTGATTTCCCCTTTGAATTTAAGTGTTGTTGTTGAATCATAAAATTCTACAATATCCCCTAATAAAAATGTAGTTAAACTAGATTGTAAAACAAAATTCATTTTGCTTACTGTAGTTGTAGTTTCAGAATATCTTGCTGATGCAACTAATAAATACCCTGTTTCTACTGTTCCAAATTTAAATTTATGAGTAACCATTATTGTGTTAATCCACCACCAATACTAAATCTTAATGAACCCATCAAGATATTAGGGTTTTGATTTGAAAAATCAAAATTCCAATCCTCAATAATCCCTATTTTGCCTGTAATACTTCCTGTGTGGGTTTGTAAATCAATAGTATATGTGTCTTCAATACCTGGTGTGATAATAGTATCAATAATATAAGTTAATTTTTGGGCAATAGTATATATTGTACTAGTATGTGTACCCATTGCAGCATCTTCAGCTGTGTTTGTGGTATCAACTAATTTGAATGCAGCACTAATGCTTTTATCTTTACCTAAATTAATAACTATCGCATTCTCCCCATTATCGTCAGGTAGAGATTGTTTAAACATCTTTGTTCCATAAGCAAATGAAGCAGTTGTAACCTCTGCATCATAAAATCTATATTTCTTTCCATTACTATTAGTAATAGTAATACTATAAGCCATTAAAACCTACCCCCTAAATTCAATTCTCTTTGAAGAATTTTTCCAATATCTCTTGCAACTTCTTCTGTGATTAATCCACCTGTTATAGTTACATTAACATTAGATAAACCTCCACCTCCAATCGCATCAGGATTTTTTGTTGCAATTAAATAATCACTAGGATTAGTTCTAATTATATCACCATTAGGAGTAATTATTGCATCATTAACACTTGAATGGTGTCCACCCCCAGAACCTCCACTAAATAAACTTTTAATAAAACTCCAAACTTGTCCTGCAACATCTATTGTTCCTTTAAATAATCCTTTAATCCATCCCCAAACTGAAGAAGCTATATCTCCAATCCCTGAAAAAGCTTCAGATAAAGTTTTGATAACTTTATCCCATGTGTCAGACAATAAACCTATAAAAGCTTTCCATGCGGCTTTAATATTTCTTGGAAACTTACTAAATGCTTCTTTAATATAATTAAAAGCCTCAGTTAAAAATCCGAGAAGATAATCAGCAGTATCCCTTCCAAACACAATAGCAATCAAACCTAAAACTGCACCTAAAAATGCCCCTATAAGTAATGTAGGAAGTCCTACAGTAAATCCTAAGAATCCTGCTAAAAGTACAGCACCAATTCCTGCTAAACCACCAAGAATCATCCCTGTTGTTGCAAGAACTTTATTTTTCTTTTTTTCTATAGTATTAGCTTCAGCAATGTTTTTATCTACCTCTTCATTAGATAATCCTAATTTTTTACCTGTTTCTTTAATTTTATCTATATCTTCTTGTTTTAATCCTGCAGTTCCAGATAAAGAGGCAGCAGGACCTCTATCACCTCCTAAAATTTTATTTAAAAATTTATATAACATAATCCCTACTTTGATAAATAAAATTAAAAATGGTTTTAAAATTGGAAATAATGCTGCAACTAATAAAGTTGCCATAGCTTTAATAGGTTGAAATAGTTGTTTTACTGAACTCAATATATTGCCTAATATGCTGCCAACAAAAGCACCACCAAACGCACTCCCTCCTGCACTTTTTTTAGTACTATTTGATGAACCTTTACTGCTTCGTGTCTTTAAATTTATTTCTGCTTCAAAATCTGCCATTTTTTATTTTTACCTTATTTACTAAATGCTGCTTTAAATAGATTTGCTAATGCTTTGAATCTTGATTCTTCCTCTTTATTTCTTCTCCTCATACCAAAATATTCTAAATTATGTACATCTGTTGCTGACAAATCATCTATATTGATATTAATTCCTAATAGTGCCATATTACTTAAAGTTATTATTCTCTTTGCTTGAGGACTTATTTTTGTGACTGCTTTGGGAGTTTTGATTAATTTTCTAAACTCCCTTTCTAATTTGGGTCTGGACTTTTACCTATTGCTGCCATAATATCTTTTTCACAATATTTGGCATAAAGCCTTACAGCATCTTCTCCTCTTAATTTATCTAAATCTAAGTCTTTAAATGATTCTAATGCTGCTCTTCTTGCTGCTGCAACTTTAAATACTCCACTCATGCTCTCATCCCCATTAACATGTTGTGTCATTTTATCCATTGAATAAAACTCTTCAGCTATTTGACTTGCTCTTCTATATCCTAGACTTCCTAATTCTAGCTCTACTTCACTACCATCATTATACGTTATTTTCTCTTTTACCATTTTTCTTAAATTTTTTTTGTAACCATATGAAGAATTTATCTAATGTTTCTTGTTCTAAATTGTCATTTGGATGCATCCAAATAAGAATCTGTAATACAAATCCTATTACAATAAACCAACCAACAAAATCAATTCCATATTCAAAAGATACCCCTGCAAAAAATAAAAGGAATACCCATTGAAAAAAGACTCCCATTTTATAAGTCTCCAGTAACTCCACAATCTAATGTTTCATAATCATAACTGATAATCCTTTTAGAATTTTCATTAGTTAATTCTAAATCTCTTCCAAAACTTCTAGTATTGCTCATAGTAAATACATGTGTATTATCTGTACCCCTAGTTATAGTGACTACTATGGCTTCATCAGTTCTTGATTCTGTATATCCAAATTCTGAATTATCACTCACCTCAGCTTCATAACTACCTGATACATCAAACCCATGTTTAATCACTCTTGCAATTAATCTTCTATCTCCTGCAGATACACTTTCAATCCCTCTTCCTTCATCATCTGTCACATTCCAATTACCTGAAATTGTAAATGTGTTTAATACATGAGAATTACCTGCAACAGTAATGCTTGTATCTAAATCTTTAAATATAGCATCAGTGTTTTTTGTTGGAGAAATACTTTCAGTGGATTTTGTCACTTCTCTTGCAATACCATTCATGGTGACACTAACAGTTTCACCTTTAGCAACATTAATTTCAAAATCCTTAACAGTAAATCCATTAATTAAAGCAACATCACCTGTTGTAGGGTCAGTTAAACTTACTTTAATTGAATAACTTATAATAGTAGTATTACTAGAGGTGATAGTATAATCTATTGCATCTGTTCTCCCACCAAAACACAATTCTAAAAGGGCAGGTAATGATGCTTTAGTACATAATGTAGTTATTGATACATTTGCCCAATATAATCCGTCCTCAAATAATGCGGCAACATGCCCACTATTAATCCCTCTAAGTTTTTCAGAATTTTCTTCTTCTTTAATACTTAAAGTCTGTATATGACCTAAGTCAACCTCTGTGAAAGTTACAGGAGTTACTCCATAAGTACTTTCTTTTGCTGCTAAATATTTATTGTTTATGTTACTGAATGTTACGATTTTTTATCCCTCCTCAAATTCAAAAGGTGCTGCAAAATCTGTAGTTCTTTTGAATATTTTTCCATTGGTACTTTCAACAGAAAGAATCCTACTTCTTCCTCTTGGTTCAATATAAGTAAGCCTTACTAAATTGTTTCTATTGTCCATTAAATGTTGCCTTAAATTTGATAATATATCTTCAGTAGCATTTCTTCCCACCCCAAATGCTTGAAATGAAATCAATAACTCTGTTTGATATAATTGTCGATTAAAACTTTCTAATGTTGTATTATCTGAAATTATCTCAAACCCTATTCTAGGGTATGAATCAATACTAATCTCAGCTAAAGGAAAATCATCATATATTTTATCTCCTGATGAACTATAATCATAATCTATTTCAACATTTAATATCCCAACTCCAGGTGGTGTTGTAAATGTGATTACTTTATTATTTTCATCAGTTTCTGTTAAAGTATATGTGTAATCAACTAATGGTGTTTGAATGTTCGTATCTACTCTAACTTCACGAATGTTTTTTATTCCTGAATTTGTTAATGTAAATTGGGTTTGTATATTATCACCATTAAATGAATCTGTAGTAGTAGTAACTCCTCTCTCTGAGATAGTTAAAACATCTGCATTCCTTATACGATTAAGTAATTCTTCTTTTATTTGTTTATAATCTATGTCTGCCACTTAGCATTAGTCATCGGCACTTGCCTTTAACTAACTAAATTTCAATAACGATATTTATAAAGTTTACTATCTACTCGCTATCTCTATTGCTTGGTCGATTATATCTTTTAATTTTCTATGTAAGACATCTTTCATGAATGGATTAGGTTTATTTCCTGGGTGTCTAACTTTTTTACCTAACATAACAAATTGTCCATCTTTAGATAACATTGGAAATTTACCTGACCCATATGCGTTTGGGGATTTCCCTTCCCATTCTCTAATTGGAACAGCTAAAATCTTTTTATCTCGAACCATAATATCATGAGGTGCTGACCCATTCATAACTGCTCCTGCATATTTAGGTAAAGTGTACTTTATTTTATACCCTTCAATTCGTACTGTGGATTGAAAACTTCTAGCCAAATGACTTGTCTTTTTTGGAGCTTCTTTTACAAATTCGTTAGTAAGTAATTGTGTGACTACATTCATAAATGTTGTTTTATCGAATACCATTAGCTTAAAAATACCATATCGGCGTATTTATAAAAAACAGTGTCTCCACTAGGACCCCTCACAATAGGTTTATTAATTACCCTATAATTCTCAGTACCGAATGTTATTTTATCATCTCTATTTAAAGCCTGAGAGGGTCCTGTCATGATATAAGCATCAGATAATATCTCTAATCCTTGTTCATTTGATAAAAGAATGGGTTTTCTCTTATGTAATATAACTGAAATTACTTCAGATGTCCCTTCAGTTAATATTTCATCCCCATTTCCAGTTAAAGTTTTAGTTATAGGGATTCTTGTAACATCAACACTATTGTCTGCTAAAGCGTTTGCAGTGAAATCATCACTACTAATTATCGTTGCCATTTATTTACACCATACTACCTAAAAGTGCCTTTACTCTAATTTTAACACCGTCTCGTGCTTTAATATTTCTATCAAATGCATTTAACCAATGGGTGTATGGAACTCCCTTCTGCACTGAATATTCAGGATAAGTATATCCTGTTGCAATTGTATAAGTAGAACCTATAGCGTTGATTGCAACAGCAAGAGAACTCTCATATAATGATAATTGTCTAAATATTTCATTAGCCTTTGATTTCGTGATTAGAGCTCCTGATTCATAAGGATAAACTAAACTAGTTATGGTCATTGTGGTTCCATCATCAATTGTAGTAATTAAACCAACTTCTCTTTTTCTATTTAAATCTTCAATAAAAATATAATCCCCTGCTATAAATCCTGTTGTGTCAGTTACAGTTACACTTACAGCTGTTCCTGCTAAGATTGCTCCTCCTGTTGTTGTTTGAACTGTTGTATCTTTTTCAACAGCACCATATAAATATTTTAATTTAACATCAATATCCCAACCTGAGAATCTACTAGAGTATTGTCCCCCTATAGTGTCTCCATATATCTCTATAATCCCTGTATCAGAATGAACATATAAATTATCTAAATCCATTACTGTACTCCCATTTCTTAATTCATATACTGTTAAAGGGAAATATTCATCTACTATTATCTTATCTTTCCAATCAGCAGTTTTAATCTCAATAGTTGTAGTAGGTGTGAATTTAATCCCCCATACACTCTCGAGTTTTAATTCTGTTTCATCTATAATTGATTGTATATCTGCATCACTAATCAAAGAAACAGGTGCACCAGTTTGGGCTCTAATATCACTAGGGGTTACGAGACTCATACTAAAATTATGATATTACTTATTTATAAATATTACTAAAAAATAATAGTAATAAAATTAATCTTCTTGCCATTTAAATGTTGGATTTCCATATTTGTCTTCTCCAACTTTTACCATTTTCCCTTGTTTGGATTGTGGGGCTTCTTTCTCTTCTTTTACTTCGGGTTGTTCTTCTACTTCAGGTTCAGAAACAGGTTCCTCAACAACTTCAGGTTCTTCAACAACCTCTTCTTCTACATTTAATTCTTCTTGAACAGGTTCTTCTTCAAGGACTTCCTCTAAAGATTCAGGTTCATCTAAATTAAATTCTCTTTTCTCTTCAGCCATTTGTATCACCTATAAAGAATTACTCCTGATACAGCACCTGTTGTTGTACTAGTTAAAGTAATCACATTACCTGATGGAGTATATGTTTCTGCGGCACCTGTTGCATCAATAGTTAAAATAGCCCAATCAATACTATTTGCCCCATTTAGAGTTATTGTATCATTTTGTGCTGCTTTAGTTGCTGAATTTACAAATGAAAGTTTCCTACCTTTAGAGTCTGTTCCTGCTTGAGGTAATAATGCGTCTTCATTTAAATTTACATTAGTCATTTATTAGTTTCTCCCAAAAGAAAGATAATTATCCAAAGATAATATATCTCCTTTGTGCAGTATTTGCTGTTCCACCAACTGTTACTGTAACCACTCCTGATGATGGAGTAGTCCAAGTTGGTTGTTCTTGAACTTGATTTTCAATATCAAATCCTAAGATACCTACATCTGCAGTTGCATCAATTCCATAATCACTTAATGTGATTGTGAAAGTATCAGCTGTTACTGCTGTAGCTAATGTTGTAACCTCAATAACTTTATTTTCAAGTCTTGGGCTCTGTTCTTTAAATGTGGATGTGCTAGTTACGTCTGCCATTTTAGTTTGTTCCTCCTGTAATACATGCATTGAAGGCTGCATTAGATTTATCTACAAGCACTTCATACATTTTAAGCATGAACTTATTTCCATCATCAACTTTTGCAAGTGTCTCGAAAGTTAAATCTAACAACACTCTCATTTCCCATACAGATAAATCTAACATGTAAAGAGATTGTGCTGCTGCTGTTGTGGATAAGAATCTACTCGGAATTAAAGGGATATCTGTATCTCCTGTCTTAATCATAAGAGCTTTAAATCCATATACTCCTAAATCTTTGTATTCTAAGAATCCACCTTTATTTTGTAATAGTTGTTTAACTTTTTTGTAAGTTACAACATCACATACTGCGATATTAGGTTGACCTCCTGCTTGATATGCATCAAAATATGCATCATCTAAGTTATCTAGAGTAATTGCTGTTCCACCTAATGCAGTACAATTAGTTGAACCTTGTAAAGCTACAATACCATCAAATTCTTTAGAATCTGTTCCTGAGTTTCCATTAAAGATTTTATTCTCTTCAAACTCTTGTATTGCTCTAGTAGCTGTTAAAACGTTTTGGTCCATAGCAGTACTTCCAACACTTCCTGAGAATTGTCCAAATTCTGAATTTGTTCCTTGAATATCTTGTAGATTAAAGGAAGGTACACTAGCTTGAGCTAATCCTGATGTGTATCCTGCTACTCTAATGATTTTAACATCTTTTGAACTTCTCTCAGGTGTAAAGTCACTAACTACTTGTGGCTCTAATTCACCTTGAAATGATGCAGTTTGTTTTCCTGTAATTACATTATAAACTGCTTTAATTCCTTGATTGGATACTCTACGAAGAATACTTCTCATAGGAGTTTGTTTTCTTGATGTATCAACAATGTCTCTATCTAAGAAAATAGGATTCATTACATTATCTGTTGTTCCTGTACCTCCTGTTGTTGCAGTAAAGGATTTAGTCTCTACATTATATCTTGATTTAAGTTCTGGAACTACATCAATTAAATGATTTGCCATACCTTTTCTGATATCCTCAAACTTAGATTTAAGTTCAGGGCTTGATTCTACTTGTCCAAACTGTGTATTCATAGGGTCATAATAAATACTTCCATCTTTCATGTTTCCAAAGGATTTAGTATATACTGATGCGTTTGGTGCTCCTCTTCCGAAATTTACATCTTCCATTTTTAATTAGTGGGTAGTAGCGATTTGAAATTTACTTCACTTGCTACGATTTGTGAAGGAACCTGAGATTTAAGTTCTGCTCCATTAATAGGAGTTTTCTCTACTTTCTCTTGAAAGCTCTTTAACTCAGCAACTTGTTTTTCTAAAGCTTCCACTTTATCAAACTTAGATTTAAGCTCAGTTAATTCTTTTTCTTTTGCTTCACTAACAGATTTAAATTCTGCGTTCTTTTCTTTAACTGATGTTTCAGATGCTTCCACTTTCTCATTAAGAGATTTAAGTTCTGCATCTTTTGCATCAATTAGAGATTTAAACTCAGTATTCTCTTTTTCAAGAGAATCTATTTTAGTTTGCATTTCTTCAATGTTATTTTCTTCTGACATTTTTATATTTAATGACTTTAAAGCCAATTGAAATTTTGCATTATTGTTTACTGGGACACCTGTGATTCCTACATTGAATATATTTAAATCATCAATTACTCTAAAAGTTTCTTCTCCAATTCGTTTTGGAGAATCTTTCAATACATTATATGCAATTGAAAAACTGTGAACAAATCCTTCTTTAATTGAACCTAATAAGGCTTTAAATCTAGGATAATTCTTATTTAGTTTAACTCTAACAAAAGTTCCTGTACTTCCGTCTCCTACATCACGTAGTTCTGCCTTTTCGACTTTAGCAGCAGGTATTTTGTTTTGAGGCCTATCAAATGATTCCCCTGTATTTGAATCTCTCCAAACATCATGGTCTTCATCCATAGTAATATTACGATTTAATAATTGATGTAATATAGATTTTTGTGCTTCTTCTGTAACAATATCATTATACAAATCTGGGTCAGTCGTTGAAACAAATCCTTCAATAAAATAATTTCTACCTGATTCAGATTTGACTTCTATCAAATGAAATTTAGTATCTGTCGGACCCATTACCTATTTTTAAGTTTTTCTCATTTATAAGCAAGTAGTGAACATAAAAACTTATAAAGATACATAAAAGAGTATATATTAATGGCTAAAACTAAAGCAAATATATATTTTGGTGAAGAAAACTTTGATAAATTTAATTATTATTGTGAGAAAACAGGAAGAAAACTTTCCCCATTAGTTATAAGGGCAGTAGAAGAATATATAATAAGAAATCCAATTAAATAAATTTTATTTTAGTGCTATAAATTTGCTTGTTGTTAATGCTTTATCAATATCATCTATCTTAGGTGCTCTTGTTGTTGTATATCCTTGTTCAGTTAATGCATCTTTAACTGTTGTCTTATTAACTGCTGAACCTGTATTAACTTCAACAACATTTACAGGTGTCATCCAATTCACATCAATTCCAAATGCACTTGTTGTAGGGTCTTTAACAGGATATGTTCCATCATCTCTAAATATTCTTGCAGAATCTGTTTGTCTATGGGATGCAGTTGTAGTATTATCAAAATATAAATTCAATACTGATGTAAGAATTTTATAGTTACCTGTATCAATTGCCTCTACACCGCCATAAAATTGTTCTATACCTGGTGCAGTAAATACACTATACATATAAAATGCATAAGCCTCTTGTGATGTGAAATTAGAATCAGCAGATAAATCTATTTCATCACTAATATAATCTGCTGTAAATTTTGTAATTAATGAACCATCAACAGCATTAGTATTATATACATCATCATCTACTTGTGCAGCAACTGTACTCCAACCACTTGAAGTTGCAATCACATTAGTATTCCATCCTTCTTTTGCAGTTGTTCCACTTACATAAGCAACTCTTATCCTTACAGTATCTCCTGCAGTATAATCTACTCCTTCTGTATAATTAACAGAATAAGTTGTTCCTGCAACTATATCATTGAATACCTCAGTAGAAGTTGTAACATTATATACTTGAACCCTACTTCCTGCAACTAAACTAGAAATTGTAGCAGGTAAAATTACAGGAGGCACATAAAATGTTCCATCATCTGCTTCAAATTTACTAAAATCAAGATGTGCTGTTGTTCCATCATTTTGTACAACTCTAACTCCTTTTATTGTTGCTCCTATGTCCCCATAAATCTCGCCTCTAACTGTTTTGAATTTTGAACCATCTATTTGCACTAAATCATGCCAATTAAACGCATCTTTACCCTGAAATGTTCCTCCTAAACTAAGATTATATCTTATCCAACGCATAATCTCAGTACCTGTGTGAGCTGTTGCACTATCAGTTATAGTTATTGAAAAAGATTTTCCATTCCAGGTTACAGGAGATGCACCGTGGTCAGTTATTGTAACTCCTGTAACACTAGGGTCTCCTGTTGTCAATCCATTGCTTAAAGGTAATAAACCTGTAACATAAAATTGGTCTTCTAAAGTTCCAAAAATATTAACTAAATCACTATCAGCTTGGTCATAACCATCCTCTTGAATCTTTAATACCATATGCCCTGTATAATCAAAATTACCGTGAGTAGCATCTCCATAAATCTGTATTAATTGGTTTATTGGTCCTGTTGTTAGAGCATTAGTAGTATTAAGTCCATCTTGTTGTTGATATTTAATTTGTAATCCTGTAACATCTCCAATAGATAAAATTCCACACCAACTCGCAGTTAATACATCACTAGCATCAGTATATCTCATTCCATCACTTGTAAGATTATTAATACTACTAGTAGCATCCCATTCATATTCTTTTAATGTGAAACTATTTGGGCCATTAGCACTAAGAGGGAATTGAACATTCTTAAGTGTACTTTCACTTCTCCAACTTTCCATCATGAAACTATACCAATTTTGAACTGTTGAAGTCACAGTTAATCCAAATATTTTAGTAGTAGTATTTACTGTTGCAGTTGTTCCAAATGTAAGACCTGAACTACTCTGATAAGCCCTATCAACAATTTGATTTATTGGTATTGTTTGAATAGATGTACTAGCAACTACTCCAGTAACTCTTACAGGTAAATATCCTTCATTGATAATAGTATAATCTACAGTTTGGTCAGATACCCATGTTTCACTCCATAAATAAGAAGTTCCACTACTCTCAATAAAAGTTTTAACAGTTTGAGTCCCTGTAGCAAAAACATAAACTTGACTCCCACTAATTAATCCAGTGAAATTAATTCCTGTGCTTATAGTTCCTTGTTCAACAGTAATGTTAGGGCCATTATTAACGTAAACAACTCCTGCATCAATTTGAGCAGTAACATTCCCTCCACTAGTGTTATCGAAAGTTATAGTTCCACCCATAACTCTCCCTCTATGGTCAAAAGTGCCTATAACAGTATAATCTAAATCAACATCTTGAAAATCAAAACTTATGGTTCCTGCCGTTCCTAATTCTGCCGTTCCATTCTTTAATGTTCCTGTGCCTCCAATATTCTGAATAATCCAAGTATCAATAAGAGAATAAAAAGTTCCATCATACGATAAAATCAAACCAACACTATAAAAACTCATATATCCTGCTTTTCCAGTTTCTATATCTGCTACTCGTGTTTGTCTAGCTTTAAGGTTATCATAAACGTCTTGATACACATTACTTGAAGCATCTAAAGTTGATGTTGTATGATTGGTTGTAATTCCTGAAACTAATAATGCGTTAGCTTTAGTTTTAGAAATATGAGAATCAACATTTAGCCTTACACCATTATAAGATGAAGGTGTTCCTACTTGTCCTCCATTAAAACTTTTAGGAATACTACTCCATACATAATTGTATTCTCCAACTATTTCTTTATGCCCTGAATAAGTGGTAGTATCTACTTTATAAACAACATACCCTTCAACATTTCCATTAACATCACTTAATAATCCTCCTTTAACTAATGAGGTGTTATAAGTTTGGTCACTATCAGTATCTGTTTCAACATAAGCAATAATACAATTTTGTAAATCAAGATTGGAAGAATTATCTTTAATATTAGTCCAAAAATGAGATGCATAATAAACACTTCCTGTATTCTCCCATTTAACACCTGACACACCTTCATAAAATCCACCACTACTAACAGTTATTGTCCCATCAACATCAGTAGTAATACTAGTTAATTTTCCACTACCACTAATAATGATACTCCACCCTGAAGTTTGATTAAAAGTTACTCCATCAACAGTTGTAAGAGGAACATCATATTGTAAATTATTTGTCTGAATAGCCCAGGCCTTACAATAATCATATAATTCTTGATGAGTATGAGCTGTTGTTATAGTCACAGTCTTAGCTGTACCATTTATTGCTATTCCTGTATAAGCATTTGCTACAATATCACTCACAGTTCTAAAAGTATCAGAAATTTGAGATATAAATGATTCAACACCTAGTGAAGCAGCTATAGCACTTGTAACAAATCTTTTATATTGGTCTTTACCAATAAGAATATCCATTACTGCTCCAGTTGTAGTATTAACTTTAACTACTTGGTCTGCTGTTGCAGTTCCTGATGCTAAAAGTGTTCCATCAATATTTTTTTCAATTCTATAATTAGAACCACTTAAAACCCCTGTTAATGTTAAATCAAAAGTATCAATATCAACAGTATTATCCCTTTGGTCAGCTAAAGTAGTTGTAGTTTGAATCTCTACATAATTTAATGATTTTGTACTTGAAGTAGTTGAAGTCAATCTGACTTTCAATTTAAATCCTGTAGAAGACGAAATAGTCTCAGAAGTAAGATTAGTTGTATTTAATGTTTTCCAACTACTCCATCCTGAACCTGTGTCTATTTGATAATCCTTCGTTGAATATGAATTTATAGAACCACCAACAGTATAACCTGTTAATCCCGTATGACCATATACTATACTAGGACATTCCCATGTTATTGTTGCTCCTGATGAACTAAACTGGTCTCCAGAACTGCCCCCTGTAAAAATTACACTCCCTGTAAAAGTTTTATATGCTGTAAGTTCTAATACAGAACCTTGAGTAAAAGACACCACACCTGTTGTATCTGATTTAAAACCATCATAAAATATGGTATCATCAGGTAAACTATAATTGTCTAAATCATAATTTCCTGCGCCATAATTCAAAAAGTTTGTTCTTATTCCTCTTGGTGTAGTTTTTGAATATACACGTTGAAATCCTACATTTGCTAAAGTATCATGATAAGTTGCACAATTATATGTTTGAGGACTCCTAGCAGCACCATAAGTGTAAAAAGCAATTGGTACATAAGGAGAAGTAACTCTATTATTTTTAACATATACTCTTGCAACAAGAGGGTCCTGAAAATTTCCTGATAATCTTACAATAAACGGAGCATGAGTATCTAAATCTATCGGTGTTGAATAAGAACCAATATCTCTTATAACTAATCCAGTTCCAAAACCTGATGAAATATTAATATCTCCAAGATAAGATGGAGCACCAGGGTTTGTATATTCATACCCTTTCAATATGAAATTCTCAAAACTACCTCCATCAAACAGTATTCCATACGCACCAGATGAAGTTTTCTTTATCCCAGTAGGCTCACATGAGAATTTTATATTCTCAAATGAACAACCAGGACAACTTGTTAAACTTACTAATGCTCCCACTAACGTTAATCCTATTATTTTGGTATTTCTATTACTAGAAAATACAAATCCATAATAACCAGTACCTCCTCTAGTTTGTTTAAAAAATTTAATATTTGTTAATGTTGCGTTATTACAATTAGAAATAGGCACTTGTGCAGATGAATAATATCCTGAAGAATAAAATTTGTTTATTGAAGTCATTGTACCTCTACTAAATCCACCAAAAACTGATGATATATTATTATTTGTAGCAGCAGGGTCAGGACTACCAACATAACACCCATCTATATTTGTACTTTGTATTGGGTCATTTATCAGAACTCTTTGAGAAAATCCAGAGTTAAAAATTTTACAATTATAAAGTTTTTGAGATACTGCAGTAGATGTTTGAGTATTCATATACAAACTACCTCCACTAAATGTATCCAAATCTAAATTTTGAATAGCTACAGAAACACGATAATAATATGTTGCATGCATTTTTATTGCTGGCCAAGAAGTTGTATCTGCTTGACTCCAGTGAACATTTGGTACTCTTACATTTGCATTAGTGGGAGGAATTTCACCATTTACACCATCTCCAAAAGTAAGAGTTGAACTCCCTGTAATAGAAACAAAAAACCTTCCTGTATCCCCAATTCCAACTGTTGTTAATCCTGAACGAGAAGCATTTAACCAAACTTCATAAACACCACTTCCTGCACTTGTTTCTATTTCTACAAAAGGTACATAATCAGAAGTATAATGTGTAAATGTTTGTGATGCTAATCCTGTACTTCTTCCTAATGAATACCATTCCCCTGTGACTTTAAGAGTTCCTACTCCAACAATAGTATTTCCTGAAGTGTCATCTTTAGATGCATATTGAATCCAACCTCTCCTATCGGCACTTATTTTATAAGCATCAGATAAACCAAAATCATTACCTGTTCCACCTGTTAATACTTCACAAGTTAATTGAGTTTCACTATCAACATTAGTTATTTTTCCTATACTTCCATCTGTAGTATTTAAAATGTACTCTCCTTCTTTCACTCCACGTGTAATAAATGTTGCAGTACTATCTGTTAATGTTGTTCCTGTAGCATCAGCTGTTGTAACAGTTCCAGAAACCCCATTACCATTAGCTAATGCAGAACCTGTTGGAGTTGTAAATGTTAAAGTCTCATTATCTTCAAATTGACCTGAAATTCCTTTAATAAGCATATTTCCTGAAACAGTTGAAGCTGTAGAATTTAAAAAAACAACAGTCCCTGTTGCACCGCTAGTCCCTCCTGTTATAGTATCCCCTAATGTTGGAACTGCAGAAAGAGTCCCTCCATCATAATCCATTTCTCTTATACTTGTTCCATCAAGAAGTAATATCCCACTTACTGTGTGCGTATAAAGATATTTATTTATTCTACTACTGATATTTGGTTCATCAATAGTAAATGTAATATCAGTATTGATAGTTATTGTATCTCCATTAACCCATGTAACAGTGTTATTGAAAGTATTTATATCAGTATTAGAGCTTATTGTGTGATTAGTCATTATAATTCACCTTCCATTATATTTAGTAATTCCATTTTAACTGTAACTCAAACTCGCCCGATTATCCCATACATTATCAAAATTTGCATCTCCATCTGCCCAATTAATTACTAAACCTGATGTTTCATCTAATTTTTGTATTTGCCAACTAGCAGTACTTGTAGCAGAACCAATAACAGCTTTTCCAACATAAGTTACATTAGCTGTAGTTGTATCATCTAATATTATAGCATAATTAGATGCACTTAAAGTAATTGCATTTTGAGTATTATTTAAATATTCTAATTTACCTACCATTTACTCACCAACCATTATAAAAGACCTCGACAGTCGCAGAACCACCTGATAAATTAATTCTTAAATCATCACATCTAGCGTTCTCATATTGATAGGCATAAGTCCCATTTGCAGTTATAGTATATGTTCCTGAAGAATGTAAATCCACAGGATATGCTTCTCCTAAACTTACATCTTCAACAACAACAGTAATTGTTGTTGTATAATTAGATACTTTAAGATATATTTTATGATGTTCATAACGTTGTACTTTAGGAACCACAATAGTTCCAGGTGCTGATAGTGTTCCAATTAATTGAACCATAACTTTTTTTTATGTTTGTTATTTATAAATATTATGTGAAACCTGGTGTAGATTTAGCTCCTTGTTCAGATTCATAGAATATACTTATATTATCTATTCGTTCTCCTTCTTGTAATCCTTTAATATTAACACCTACAAGTCCAAATACATAATAATAATCTCTATGAAGTTCTTCATCTATTAAAAATTCTTCCCCTGCCTCAACAACACCCTCATTCTTAATTATATTGATAGGATATATGTTTGTATTAGTTTTAACAATTGTTTCATTGAATAATACCTCATTCTCGGCTGTTAAGATTGTTATTTTAACACTTTTTGGAATGTTCTTACACTTTATATTAAACTTAACTATTTTGCCCTCAATATTCCATCCAAAAGGTTTATCTAAAATAATATTATCTTTCTTCAATCTGAATAACATATTTATTCCTCATCTTCCTTATTTATAAATCTTCCAGTCGTTTCTTCTCTTGGTTGATTATGTAACTTTTGATGCTCCGAATTAGTCATGCATTGTAAATTCTCTATTCTATTATCTAACTTATCCCCATTAATATGATGTATTTGATGTCTAGGAGGAATAGGTTTTTGATGAAACTGCTCCCAAATATATCTATGTTCTATTCTTTCCTCTCCATCAACTGAAATCTTCTTGTATCCGTGAACATTAATCCAATACCCTTTTTTATAAGCATGATTAGCTTTTCCATAATTAGGATTTTTAGGCATATTTTTTCTTCCAGGATTAGTTTGAGGTTTTAATTCACATCTTAATTTACAAGATTCTTTTAAACTTCTAGATTTGAATCCCCAATCTTTAAAACGCTTCCTAATTGTTGTAGTACTTAAACCTGTAATTTTAGCTAAATCTCTATAACTTTTGTTTTGTTTGTAATATAATTTACTCAAATATTCTTTTGTTAATGTTTCTACCATATAAATTTCAAAATAAACAAACTTATATAGTTTTCGGTCTTTTACCAGACATAAAGAACGATTTCTCTATCTGAAGGTCGGTTTGGGGGGAGTAAATAACTATACTCTTTACCATTAACAGTATATTCAAATGGTTTATCTATATCTATTGCTTGTTCCTCTGACCCATATTTTGCTAATGCAACTTTACTATCCTCTCCTTGTCTTTTATCATTAACACCAACCATATATTTCTTTTTAGCACCTAAAGATTTAGCTTTATTTCTTGCTGATGTGTTAAGTATTGTTGTTGACTCTGTCCTTGCTATAGTCCTATATCTATTTTTATAATTAAAATGTTCAGAAGTATCTTCTTCAAATATCTGTTTAATTTTTTTAGTTAAATCATCTAAACTCCCTCTTTGACTAGTGTTTTCTAAAATAGCATTAGATATTCGTTTCGATATATCTCTATTTGCATCTTTGATATTCAGTTCTAACTTCTTCATGAAATTATTAATATCAGTCTTAGAGACTTTTAATCCACTATCTCTTGTCTTTTTTCCTTTATTCTTTGCATCTTCAATTGCTATATTATTTCCTAATTGTATTTCTATTTCAATTGCATCTTTGAATAATGGAGTAAACTCTTTTAATATTTCTCTATAGTAATCATCATTGGGATTAATCATTGTATTTTTCCTTGATTTGTTTTAAATATATCTGTTTAGATAATTGTTTAGAATGTAAACCTTTATCATGTGCTATTTGTTTATTATATGTTAATTTTGCCCAAAAATATTCTAAATAATATTTTATCATATTATTTTTATAATTGTGATATTTATAAATTTAATCAAATACTACAATCATAACTTTTTTACCTTCCCATGCTTTAGGGAGAATAATCTCACAAGAATGCCTTTTAGTAAAAGGTAATAATTTAAATCTATACTTCCCCTCTTGAATTGCTTGACTTATTTCTTCTTTGTATGCTTTATCCATTTGAATAATTTTAATACTCTTAATATGCCACCTAATTCATATTCGTCCATTTCTTCATATATCTTTCTTTTTTAGGTGCAGACCCTTGAAAGATTTTACCCGTCTTATTGTCTCTATAAAAATATTTATAATTCCCCATGTTACCTGTTCGTTTAATATATTTGTGTTTTAATTCCACATCATCTATTTCATTTTCATAATCTTCTGAATCCTCTATAATCTCTTTATTCTTGGCATCAATCTTTTTAATAAACATTCCCATAACTTTTTCTAAGGGGGTTTCCAATGGAACATCAGGTGTGTCCTCTGCTTTAGTTTCATGACGTGTCTCTTTATCTTCTACCCATTTCCCATTCTTTTTAATAATTGTTTTTCTATCAGTATATATTGGGTTCATTACATTATCTGTTGTTCCTGTACCTCCTGTTGTTGTAGTAAAGGATTTAGTCTCAGGTTTCTCTTTCTCTTTTTTATCTGCTTTATCCATCTCATTAGGAAAAGGATTATTCTCTTCAGGTACATCAGGATTATTTAAATTGAAATCAAACTCTTGTGCATCTTGATTCTGACTCTCTATCTCATCAGCATTAATTCCTTCTTCATTCATAATATTTCGAGCACTATTAATACCCATAGATATCTCTTGTTGTTGTAAATCCCTAATCTCTTTTTGGTCTATAGGGTCATAAAAATCAAATTCAAACCTTAATTTATCTCCATCTTCAAATTCAGATAAAATATCATATGTGAAACATTCTTCTATCATAACATAAATAGGTTTAATACTTTTTCTTATACTGTTCTTAGTTTGTTGCCCTGATGTTGCCCTATTACTATTTTCGGTAAAACCCATTTCATCAGCATTAACTCCAAATCTCATCCAAAGAATCTTAGTAAACCATTTCTGCTGTTCAAGTATTTCCATCTCTTTACTTGTCATATTCAATTTAACAAAATCTAAATTATCCATATTAACAATAGGCATTCTATATCCTATACGTCTCTTTAATCCAAATTGGTCTCTTGGAGTGTTAATACTTAAATTTAATTGGTCCTTAATCTTTGCTAAATCTTTCTTTGTTGCACCAACAGCATTAACAATCCCTTCAGGAGTATTTCCATTCATATAGAAATCTAAATTGAATTTTAAACCATAAATTAAACTAAGAATTAAATCTATTGCATCTTCTAATGGAGCACCATTAGTATAAACATTATCTGTTGAAGGGTTACTTGTAAGCCAACATAATTCTCTTTTTCCATAAGGAATAGGTATTTGTGATGCTACACTATTAACAAACTGAAAATATGCAGCTTTATCAATAAAATTTGTATAAAATTGAAATGCTGCCGTATTAGCAAACCCATTTTCCATATTCCTTGGATTCTTATTCGCTTCAATTAATGCGTTACTAGGTGTTTTATCTAAAATTATATCATCTCTTTCATCCAAATATCCACGTTTGTTTGGATTCTTTTTGAATGTATCACCTGGTGCTGCTCTAAGTTGTATCAATTCCCCTGCAAGGTTAAATACTTTATTAATTACTCCTGAATCATATTTGAATATATCATCTAATACTTTTCTAATAAATGAACTAAATGTTTCTTCAGGATTAGGTCTTTCAAAAAACAACTGATATTCATCTATTTTCTTTTGAAGTTCTTCATCAACATCAATACCTTCTTTAGCAACAACTTTTCTAGGTGTATCAATAATAACATCTTTAATTGTTTTGAAAATGCTTGACGCATATACGTTTTTTCCTAATTGTCTTAATAATCCTAAAGGTTGATATCTAGGGAATCCCCATGCAGGTTTATACATATATTGAGGGATAATAACCTTATATTGAGGACTATTACTCATTGACTCTTGATGTTCAGCAACATTATCTTCAACTTGTTTGTTAATATTCTCGGCTTTGTATTCTGGTTCATAAACAATCTCATAATTACCCATCTTCATTAAATATAGTTATTTGTCAATTTACTTATTTATAAATATTAGTGTTTAAGTTGCCACCAAGCTTTTTTCGTCTTGGGTTTAATAACTCTCTTTTTTCTTATAGGTTTTTTTAATGAATCAACTATTCTTTCATGTTCAACTCTAGGCACTACAGCCATTTTATGTTCACAATCAGGGTCAAGTAATCCCTGTAACAACCCTTTTCCATATGGTGTTAAACATTCTTCTTTCTCTTGTAATAAAAACTTTAAACTCAAAAAGATTTTATGACTCTCAAGTAATATAATCTTTGTCGGTTCTTCTTTCTTCTTTACCATTCTAAGCCACTCCTGTATTACCTCTTAATGCTTCATTTACCATTATCAATGCAACAGGCATATCAGGATGAACTCCAAACTCCTCTAATTTTCCATCAACTAATCCCCAACTAGTTAGTTCTGCTATTAATTTATTTGCTATATCTTGTTCTCTTTGAGTTTTATATGGGATTAACCATCTCTTATATTCAAAACTTACAGCTAATCGATTAATCGCATTAATCTTGCCTATAGTCTTACTAGTAAATGAACTAGATTTCTCATTATTCTTTGGGTCTCTTGCACCCATCCAAAAGAATTTAAAAGGAATATTGAGTTGTTTAATATCTTCTACACTACCTTTAATACTATTCTCTTCTAATACAACTAAGTCATGCCTATTAGCTAAATACTTTCTTTCAATCTTTTCCCAATGTTGATTTAAACTTAATCCTTTAGCCCATTCTGCATTCAATAATATTAATTTATCTATTTGACCATTATCATGATACTTTACACCTATATCCCCAAATGCACTCTGGTCAGCTGAAACTCTATCAGAAAATGCAAAATCCACCCCTAAATACACTTCATCAAAATCACAATCACTTACGCTTATCTCTGGTTCTAAACATTGTTCAACCCATTCTCTTTTAATTAGTGCACTAGAATTGTCAATTGGGTTATTCATATATTCTGATTCAAATGCTGCTGAACCTATATCTTTCTTTATTTCAGATAATTTCTCTCGAGTAAATCTTTCTGGCCATAAAGATATACCATCATTAATAGCACGAAAGACTTTTCCGTTCCAAGCTTTAATTCTATTATTTAGTAAACAATCATGATGTATAATTGTTCCTACCATCTTTATTCTGCCATTAATATCTAAACTAGGTATAATTACTCTAAACAATTTATGTCTATCTTTGTCTCTTAATATTGGATTGACTACTCTTTCATCAGAATCAATATCATCTCCAACAATTAATGTGGGTCTCATATTCCCAAACTTGAAACCCCTAAGATTCTTCTCAAATGATACAGCTTCAATCCTTACTCCATCAATATCAACACAATCTTCCCTATCTCTTCCATCATCATCTTTAGCACCTGTTGGAGCTAGATTACCATATAACCACCTCAACCGATTATTATTCTTGAACTCAAACCTTAATGGTTCAATGAATTGAACGGTTTTAGTATGATTCTGTGAAATATAAACAATATATCTCTCTAACTTATTTACAATATTAAATGATATAAATATAATCCCTATTGTTGTACTATTATGTGTAGGTATTAGTCTTCTTCCTGCCAAATATAGACCATCTTCACTATCAACCTGAATACAGTTACCTTTTTCCCCGTTAGGTTTATACTCAACTGAAGTTATACCTAACCTTTGTCTATTTGGAAATCTTCTAATCTTTTTCCTTTTTAAACGTGTAGGAATATCAATAATAGGGTCAAAAGCTATAGTATAAACTATTTGTTTACCTTTTGTAGAAGGATTTAATTTAGGGTCTTGTTGAGTAATATATGGTCGTGAACCTAATGATAATGCTAACTCTTCAACATTTTTTATTAAATTATAATTAATATTAACAAACCTAATTCTCCCTCTTTTTTTATCAATATGTCCATCTGAATCAATTAATCCTGCCATTAATTGCAATCTTTGATTTAAAGAACTTTCTAAATACTCTTTAGGTATATGCTTATTTTTATATAAATCCATTTTACGAATTGTTTCAATAATATTTTGATTTGAAAAATAAGTCGTTAATACTCCTGTAGTATTATGAGTACAAACTGTAGACACATTATAAGGAATTGAATTAACACTATCCATATCTAAAGGTGAATGAGTGATACAAGGTTTAGTGGAAGAACCATCCCCTAACCACATCCCTAAAAAATAAGGGTCCAAATCTAAAGATTTATGAGTTCCTTGAATAGGATTTCTTAAAGGCAATTGGAATCTACTTCTTTGAGATTCTTTATCAATCATATCAATAGTTTCAAGAGTTACAAATTTCTTTTTATTTCTATCAAATACTGTCCATTCGTGATAACCATGACATCTTATTTGTTCTCCATCTCTTGTTGTTACAACAAAATCAGAATTAGTTTTTTTATTTTTACCTACAACTTTGATAGCCTTACCACTTGGACTATATACATAATCACCAACTTTTAACTCTCCATGTGTAGTCCACCCTTTTGGAGTTAATATAGGTGTGCTGTCAGCTAACTGCTTTGCATGTCCTCTTGGAGCTCCTAATGCATCATTACCTGCTCTAAAGAAAGTTTTATAAAACTCTTTATGAAAATCTTGTACTTCTCCTTGAATATGCTCAGGAAATAAAAATTGACTAAATGTTGCAATATTCTCTTTAAATGAAAACCAATACCTTAATGTGGCTTTGAATTTTTCTTCTTCATCTTTATATTTATTCATTGCTATTGCTATAGTTTTCAAATCCACAATAGGTATTTTTGATTTCATTTATTTTTTTTGATTGCTTTAATAATATCACTAACTTCTTTATTCTTTTTAGTTATCTCAACTATATTTTTCTCAAATGAACGCATATTGTCATGTGCTTTGATTAAGTCACTTATTTTATCAGCTTTCTTATTACTTAACGCTTTATGTCTATTAATAGCTTCAGCAAATTCATTCACTTTCTCTAATGAATCTCTAGGCATTTGTGCCAATCTTGTTTCATTATCAGCAATAGCCATATTATTCTGGTCAATAATCGCACTATAAAACTCTAATGCTTCTTTCTTACTATTAAATATGAAATTATTCAATAATTCCACACTAGGTTCAATACCTTTAATAGGGTCCAATTTCCTATCATCAACATGTAATGTTATGATATAATTTTTTCCTTTAGTCTCCGTCTTAACTACCTTCATTTTATCCTAAATATTGTGATTTTGTTTCAATTTGGTTTAAATCATAACAAGTACATACATCTGTATATTCATCATACCAATAACTAACTTCATTTAAATCTGAACATACATTTAATGCACAAGTGTTCTCGTTCTCTATCATGGTGTTACCCATATTAAGAGCCAAAATAAATAATATTACAAATAATATATTTATCACTATACTAATTATTGCTGCTGTTTTCCATTCCATTTTCTATATTTTTGTGTGGTGTATTAATTTCTGAACTACTTTAGAGTAAGTTTTTTGATTTAACATACTCTTTAAGTCATCTAATCGTTTAACATCGGTTTTGGTTAATCGTAAAGAAATAGTTTTATACGCCATATATACTCTCAAATGATATCATTTATAAACTTTTTGATTGCTTTTCTCGAGAAAATGATATCAAACTATAGAAAATTTCTTTCGAAGGGATTTAGGTTTACTATAATCTATTGTCTTATCAACATAATATAACGCCTCTAGACTATTAAATTTCTTAAAATGTTTTAAATCAAGTTCTTCATTATCATTAAACTCTTCATCAAAGTCTTCTATACTATCTAATTGGTCCCCTAATCCATTATGATATGCCCATTGCTCAAAACTATGTAATATATAAGCATTATCTCTAAAACCTATACAAACCCAATAAGAATACTCTCTAGCCTCTTCAATATCTCCTGGTTCTAATAATTTATAAATGGTATTTATGTTTAATTTCATTTCTTCAAACTCGCTAATATCTCTTTAGATGTTGCTACCATATCTAAATTCACATTAAGACTTCTTACTTCAACTTTATCTGCTACCCTCTCTTTAATACCAAATGCTTCAAGAAATGCAGTAAATCTATCCATACACCTTAATAATAAATCTATTGCCTCTTTACGTTCCCTTTGATTAGATGCTGTCTGCATCATCTTTTGAACTTCCCTAAATAATCTATCAAACATTACTTGTATTTTAACTCTTGTGCTATCTATATCTTCAGCTGGAATGCTTTTATATACGTCATCTAACATATTGCTAATTAATTGCCTTCTGATATTTACTTGATGTTCTGAACTGAATTTATCTGCTAATTGTTGATGTGTTACACCTAAGATGTTCCCTTGTTGAACTATCTGAGATAATTCTTTCATTATACTCTCTTTAATGACTTTCTTTAATGGTCCACCTCTCCTTACTGTTGCAATCTTAGTCTTTGCCTTGACCTTAGACTTAGTTTTAATTGATTTTTTCCCTTTTACCATTTATTAATTTCTTCGTCCTCATATAACCTTTAACAACCCAGTCATCAAAATTATAGACTTCTTTTACTTTTTCACAGATTACTAAAATATAATCTTCTAAATCAAATTCCTCAATAAATTCTCGTCTATTCTCCCACATAAAATCTATATAGTGTTTATACCCTTTATTTTGAATTGACTTAGGAACTTCCATTATAACACCTCTAGTCTTCATCATCGTAATTCACCTTTAATCTCGTGCTCTGTTAAATCATCTATCACAATACAAGGTAATTTATTCATCCCTAATTTGTCTGCAGCTATTTTTCTCCCATGTCCAGCTATAATTACATTATTTTTGTCAATTAACAAAGGCTGTGTAAAGCCGAATTTGTCGATTATTTGTACTAGTAGGGATATTTGCTCCTCAGTATGAACTTTATTGTTTTTCTCATAATCCTTTAATTTGTCTGTTGAAATAAGTTTTATGTCCTTTCTAACATTATTTCCCATTTATATACCTCCATATAAACCCACCAGCAGTTCTATAATTAGGTTTCAATAAACATACATTGCTTATAGAACTATTATTTATTTTTAACTCTCTCTGTATATCCATCAAACTACCCCAAGTTTTAATTAAATTCATATTCTTATCATACTGATTTACTTTCTTACTATTGTGGTGTAACTTACCAAATTTATCTTTATTAGGTCGATTATTAATATACCCTAATACCCTGAATTTATGTTTTAAATTCTCTGAATAAGTACTCCACTCTAAGTTTTCTAATCTATTATCAGTTTTAATACCATTAATATGATTAATAGTTCTTTTATTTAAAGGATTAGAAATAAATGTTTCAGCTATCAATCTATGTACTTTAAATTGTTTTACTTTTCCTTTTTTAGATAAATTAACAACTAAATATCCATAATGGTTTTTTGTCTGTTTAAGTTTTCTAAGCGATTTTAAGCTTATTACTTCCCCTTTAGGATTAATCATATATAACTGGCTATAATCTCTTATTTTAGCATACTCTGAGAGCTTATTTGAGGGTATTAATTTATTTTTATCCTTATATTTTACCATTTGTGCAGTTAATGTTCGGTTATAATACTTAAAGATTATAATCACTGTTTATAAATTTATGGATTAATTATTATTTTATCCATTTTTTAAATATCTTTGACACTAGATTAATATCCCACCCGTTTCCTGCTGAAAAATAAGCATTTGTTTTAGGTATTCCTTGGATATTTATTTCATCATTGAAAAACCCCATTAATCTAAAACATTCTTTTGGTGTTAAACATCTTATATTTTTTAAATCCTTAACATTTGGTTCTTTTCCAACCATTAGGATATTGTAATGGAAATACTTCAACCATAATTCATTACCTCTTTAAGTTTTACTATCTTTTGTTCATATTCTTTAATTATGTCTGGTATGCTATCAATATCACATTTAGCTATATCATGACACTCTATTACTTGTTCCTCTATTGTTTGTTTATCATTGTGTGTATGTAATGTGTCATGATATAGAAATTCCCTATAGGGATTTAATTGTTCTATGGCATTTACTAATTCTTTTGTTTCTTCAGGATATTCTACTACTGCATATAATCCTTCTTCTCTCCAACCAATATTCCTTTTTAGATTGATAGGATTAAGAGTGTAATATTGTAATATTGCTATTGCTATTTCATATTTAACACCTTTATATTCATATACTTTCCTACCAATCTCTAAAATTCCATCTCTTCCAGATTTGGAAAAGTCCCTTTTATTTTCTTCTTCTTTAAGTTTTTGCATTATTTCTTCTTTTTTCATTCTAATCACAACTACTCCATCTTGACATCTTTAATGTCCATCCATCATACCCTAAAGATAAACAGGTCACTTTAGTACTATATCCTGCTGGATGATACCTTTTCATATATTCTTCAATTGCTAATATTGCTTCATCATACTCTTTGAAAGTTTCTTTATATTCTATTTTCATCAGTCAAATCCTCCAAAATCTCTTTTATATTGTTCAAATAAAGTCTGCTCAATCTCATCATAAATATCAGGATAATCTCTTTTTAAAAGTTCTACGATTTCATCCCTAAGTAACATCCCTTTAAATTCTTGATACAAATGCTCGTTTGCTACTTCGTTTGCTTCAAATCTTAATTCTTCATCTTTTAATTCTTCTTTACTCATTTTAATTTAATACCTCATTTAATTCTTCTTTTAAAATTTCTTCCCAACTTTTACTTGCTTCTTCATTTCTATTTTCACTTGTACCATCAATAGCTATAAGAGTACAAAGTTTATTCTCATTTGTTTTACAAATTTGACATTTTGCATATTCAGGTATTTTTTTATATATTTTCATTTTATTCTGGCCCTCCTTTAAATGCTTCTTGTAATTTTTTTAGACATTCTTCTAAATTCAATACACCTTTTTTATGTAATTGAATTAGCCTTACAACTTCTAATTCCCTTATTGATAAATTTTCTATATTCATTTTTCATACGTGGTCTTTCACCAATTATAATGTAAATACTTACATATATAAACCTTTGTATTACTTAAAAGTTACAACATATACCAATTATATTTACTTCCTGCTCTTTGAAAATAAAAACTTGTCTTTTGAGGGTGTTCTTCTAATTGTTTTTTCTCTATATTATTCACTTTTCTCTTAAAAGCGTATCTCTTATTGCCTATATATACAAACTTTGCCATTCTTTATTTTAAATCTATTGTGTCTACTTGGTCTTGATATCTTTCATAAATTTTATCTGGTGATTGTTCTTCATGTAAATTATCCATATATTCCATAAAAGCACTAATATAAATCACATTCTTTTGATTAGGAGTTAAACTATAATAATCAAGATTCTGTTCTGATGCTATCCTCATTGCAATCTTTTTGAGCACTTCACTAGGTTTCATTTATAAATTTAATGGTTTTTAGAATTTATATACTTATCGATAATAAATACTTTTAATTAGAAATATTAGTTGTATTTATGATTTCTGTTGTGTTAGGCACTACAAAATCATCAGGAATATCTGTTTGATAAGGTTCAGTATAATTTAATGCTTCTTTAATATAACTATCATTAAAAGATTCATTTTCGTTAGACACTACAGTTTGTGAACTAAACTGAAAAAAACCTAACACCACTAAAATTATAACTATAAGCACTCCATATATTAATAGTTGTTCTTTAATGTCTTCCCTTTGTTTACGTTTTTCTACTTTTGTGAGTTTTCTGAACCACGTCATATCTTTTATTAGAATTTGTTATTTATAAATGTTTTGGAATGGGCTACCCCAAGACAAATTTAAATACTAACAGTTTTAAAATGCTTATACAGAGAGTGCACCTCTAAAGCATTTGAAACACCTACTCGAACACCATACCATGTTTCATTGTTCCTTATGATTGGATAATTATGTGCCTTTCGGACTGTTAGTAATAATTTAGGATTTTGTTTATTTATAAATCTTACTTAATTCTTTTAACTCTATGATTCTCATTTTCATCTACATGTTCATACATTCTCATTTTTAGTTCTTGATATTCATAATCTCTATTAATCTCTTCCTTTAATTCCCAATCACATATAAGACATTTAAAGTGAATTGTTTTTGACATAATTAATTATTGAGTTCTTTATTTTTAAACTTAACTTATATAATTGTTCAAATTCTTTACAAGATAACTCTATTGTCTCAGCACCTAATAATCTTAATTTGATTGTCTTATTAGATACTTTCCAACATACTATTTTTGATATTACTATATTGTAATGCAATTCTTTATTATATATCTGTAAAATGTTTTCCTCTGTCTCTAATATCCATTCATTCATTTATTTGAAATAATCTGTCATCTCCTTTTGTGTATTAACTCTACTAGCACTTACACTATTATATACTTTTCCTTCTGATGCTTTACCCGGTAAACTTACAAACCTCTGGAAATCTTTCCCTTCAAAATTATAACATAAGTCAGAATTAGTGAACTCACTCAATCTATAATTATAAATTTCACCTTTAGCTCTAATAACAATGTCTGAGACACCTCTCTTGAATAAATAATCTAAAACTGACTGAGATATACCATACCCACAATAAAGTCGCATATAGTGAAGCTCAGGGTTTCTATCAGTGTAATAAACACCGAACTTCTTTTCTTTATCCCATTTAATCTCTCCCACTTTCTTATTTTTAAGTATAACAGGCTCACTCATTTTGTATATCTCCATAAATAATTGTGTGCAGATTTTCTTTGTCCAAGACATACAGCACTAATATTAGATATACTATAACTCTATTAATCTTTACTAAATATTTTCGTTCCATACGTGGCTTTCACCAATTATAATGTAAATACTTACATATATAAACGTTTCTATTATTAAAAAGTAGTTAATTAAGGGGACATATGATTAAAGAAAAGTCCCCTTTAAAAAAGTATTTGGCTAAGGATATTCTGCCACGTATGATAGATAAGAATTATCCCTTAGCTACTCTTATATGATTAAAGGTATTTATAAAAGTTCTTATTGATTAACATCAGAAGGTACTTCCTCATTTGAACCTTCAAGAACTTCTCCTTCAGCTGCAGGAATTTCTAATTCTTCTTCCTCAACATCAAAGACACCATTAAAATCTATTAATTCAGTATTAACTTCAACGAGTTTCTGTTCAAGGTCTGTTCTTTGAACTTCTAAATTATCTAACTCTGTCTGTAATCTATCTGCTTCTGTCATACATTGTTCATATTTAACTTTAGCATTTGCTACAGCTTCATCCGAGAGTTTTCTTGGTTCAGGATTTTTTTCCCACTGGCTCTCAAAATGTGTATATATTCCATCATCTCTTCTTTCTAGTTTTGCCATGATAACTTTTTCTTATGTTTATTATTTATAAACTTTTCTCATTACGCATTCTAGCATATATCTTAGCTTCATAACGTGCATGACAAAAAATATCACAATAATTCTCTATCCTATATCTTATATGAGCTTCCTTTAAAACAAACTCTTTACCACATTCTAAGCATTTTGGAATCTTTCTAATTCACCCACTTTATTTGTTAATATAACATAATCATCACTCAACTCAACTAAATATTTCTCATACTGATTTATACGTTCATTTAACATCTTTTGAGATTTAAGTAACGCTTCAAGTTTATTTAATATACTTAAATTAATTTCAGATTGAGATAAATTAGTCATCTTTTCTCCTCCAATAAGTTATCTTCCCTAGTTTAAGTTTAACTATCTCATCTGCAGCAGCTAATCTCTCTAACTCTTTAGAACAAGTGAAATGATGTAATTTTCCTTTATATTTATTCCCTTTCTTTTTAGCTAATTCTAATACTTGGTTTGTACTCATATGCTCTTTTTTTAATAAATTTTTCATCTTATTATCACCCCCATTATTTTTATTTGTTTGAACACTTTTTCACTATCCTCTCATTTAACTCTTTAATACTTAAATCTGTATCTTCTAACACACCAACTAAATCATTAATATTGCTCTGTATATCTTTTCTGTATTCTTGTAACATATTTCTTGCTTTAATCAATTGTTCAACTTTTATAGTGTGAATTTCTAATTGGGTTTTAATGGTTTTTAACATATCTGTATTATGTAAAGTTTTATTCTTTTTCCAAAACATTATCCTTCTAACACCCTTAATAATTGTTTTGCAGTTAAAGAAGTTTTAACCTTCTCCCAATTCTTTGCATCTTTTGAAAATCTATCTACCAATATATGCAAAGCCTCTAATTCCTCTTTATTTGGGACTTTTTCAAATCCCTCTTTAAATAATGATTTCATTTGTTCAATTTTAACATTATCTACATTAATTACTCCTTTTATGTTTCTTGTCATTACAACCACTCCAAATATGTTTCACATCCTGGTGTCTCACATTTTTGACCTCCAGGGAATTTCACCAACATTTTATGACACTTTTCACATCTAATATTATAAGTGTCATTACCATACAATTTACTCATTCTACATCATGCTCCCTATTTTTTGTTAATATAGACCAAAATGTTACTCTATCTTCTTTATATAATATACCTAATGCGTGTGAACATAAGAGTTTATTGGGTCTATTCATACTCACTCTATACCAAGTACAATCACAAATAGGTGTCTCGCCTTTATTATATATAATTTTATGTTTATAATTGTCTTTATCTGTTGTAGGGTTAGTATAATATATATTTTCTGCTTTCTTCTCGAACCTCATGTTCATAGCTTTCTCAATTGTAGCATCTGAAAAAATCATTCTTTTACCCACCATCCATCTACTAATACAAAACCCTGTTCAACCATAGTTGATGATTCCTTATACCAATCTTTACTTTTAATTTTCTCGATTTTCGAGTACCTCTCTAGTTTTTTTTATTTCATTCAATTTAGCTGAATACGTGCTCTCTAACTTGATGACAGCTTTTAATTCGTCATCAGGTTTAGTTTGATTGAATTTCTCCCAATACTCTTTACTTATCATTTCTCTAACCTCAAAATAGTTTCCACTTCAATCCCTTCATCTTTTAACATCAACATACAAGTTTCAATCACATCCATAAATTTATTTATGTTTTGGGTCTTAACCTGAAATGCTTTCTTACTTCTTAGTGTTAGTTTCATTTTTATATCCCTCATTAGACATATAATCATATAACTCTTTATGTATCTGCATTATGTCTTTTAATGTAACATCTGGGGCGTTATTTGCAATGGCAATATTTACTGCTTCCTTTAATGTGCTCTGTGCTAAAATCTTATTCTGTTTATCATCATAAGGACTAATAACTTTAGGTGTTGATGAACTAGTTACCTCATCCAATTTTTTATCTGCATCTTTGAGTTTCTGCCATTCATTTAACCAATTACTATTAAGTACACCATATCCTATTTCTCCAAATGCAATATTGTTTTTGAATGGTTTATCTTTCCAAATCTTTAATGTTACTTCTTCACCTGATTCAATTTCTTCAAATACGAAATCATATCCTTCTTTTCTTAAATATTTTAATTGTGTTTTCTCTACCATTATTCTAATAACCTCTTATTATTAATTATATGATATTTAATCTCCTCTAATCGCTTTTTAATGTTAACTCGATTAGCTTTGTGAGCCTTAACTAACTCTTCTTTATTCTTATTTAATGTGTTGATATATCTTATTGCTTCCATACGTGGTCTTTCACCAAATATAATGTAAATACTTACATATATAAACCTTTGTATTATTTTGTAGTGAAATCAACGCTGATATCTATTTAATGTTCCAACTACTTTTCCTTCTTCAACATATTTTACTTGAGGAATTTTCTTGAGTTTCTTAAAAGTATATGTGATATTACATTTGTGACATGTATATCGGGCTTTACGCTTCTTATCTGCAATCTTTCTACCTGTTACCTTCTCATCATTCCTAAATCTAATAATCCTATTAGAATAAGTCTCACATTTGTTGCACATCCAAATCAATGTTAGTTCCACTCATCTAATTCCTCATAAGGAAATTTATCTCCTATTAATAATTTGTTAGTTCTTGAATGTCTTTTAATCCAACCTAAAGCAACAAATTCTTCAACTTTGTCCATCTGTTCTTCATATTTTTTAATATTATATGTTTTGGATATAATGTCTTGAGTAGTAAATCCTTTCTCTTGCATATCTTCTAATATCGCCCTTTGTTTTTGTCCTAAATGCATTAAGTAAACACCCCTTTGAGTTCAGTTATTAAGTTACCTTCTTCAATATTTTTCCTATTTAATAACTTTATCTTTTCTTCTACAACTCTAGCTTTCTCAGTATGAAACACCAATTCTTCTAATAAAACTTCTTTAATGTCTCGACCTGCTTTTCTAATCAAACTCTGGATAACTGTTGAAGTAGTTATTTTTTGTTTGCCCCTATAATCTATTTTCGCTTGTTGAACTAATTTATCTAATATTTCAACATCCTATCTTGCAAGTAAATCGCTTTTCTATTTCCCATTTTTTATTAAAGTATTACTAAAGTATGAGTAATACTTCTTCAAGTAATATGTGTGTACATACATACTCCTTTTTTTATTTTGTATGTAATATATATCATACTATATTCTAGACGACTTACGTTATTACTACCACTAACAACTTCTTTGCTTAATTATATAAGCAAATCATAGGTTTTAGTAACTGCATTTAGTTTTTTTAGGAGTATGAGTATTACTCATACCTATTTAAGTAATACTTTACTCATACCTTTTAATATGGAGTTTTTACCGATAAGTTTATAAGTATCAAAATATAGAAATATATATCTATAGATACTTCTTTGGTGAGGTCTCCCTGACCTCAACTTTACATCAATTTGTAAAGCATACTATATTCTTTAATTAACTTATATATAAATGTTTACATTCTAGAAAGGTTGTGAAAGAGAAGGAGGAATTGGATAAAGACTCCTTCTAAAGGATATCATATCTTGAGTGTGTGAAGAAATGATTGTAGTAAAGAAGAGCTAAAAGCTCTTGTCGTCAATTGAAAACGACAATTAATCTCTAAAAGTTATAGTATATAATAAAGTGTTTTAACCACTCAATAGAATTTCAAGTAAATGCACAGGGTCAACTTCACCTGATAATGCAATCAAATATAAAATTATAGCTATTTTTAACCATAAATGTATATTATTGCTTTTTATTATCTTATCTAATTTCTTATCTAATTCGTGTATCCTCTTAATATGTTTTTTTCCCATTTAACTTAAATTATAGTTGGTTTTACGTTTAACCCATAAATACCAAGGAGTACTAAATAATAAAATTAAATATAAAATAATTACTATAATAGCTCCATCAATTCTATAGTTTTTTAGACAACGTATGCATCCTAATACTAAAAAAATTAAATCATACATGACTTTCATCATAAATCTTACCCCTTGATTTCTCTCCCCCATCATTAATATATAATGCCAATCATGTTTAAATGCAGTAAAATTTATATCTCGATAATATTTATATATCCAATATGTATATTTTTTCTGTTTCTCTGAACTCCCTATATAATTGTTACGTTTATCAAATTTTAATTTCATTTTTTATACCCCATTATTACTTCTACTAATTTCTAACCAATTAGTACCATTATAAAGTAATTGTATTGTGTCCTCAATATTATCTAAACTAAAATCCCCACTTAATTGTAAATTACCAATATTATCTTTAACAACAACAGTTCTTGTACTATCTGTCGCAGTTAAAAATAAAATATCTCCTATTGAACCCCCATTAATTGTATCCAAATCATCTGTTGATGCACTCGCTTCAGTATCTACTGTATGATAACTACCGGTTTTTGTTATAACTCCTGTTGCTATTGTTAAGTTTGTTGGTGTTCCGAGTCCTATATTTCCACTTGAACTGATTACACTTTTAATGAATGTAACCATATTATTATATTCAGTAGCTGTCATGGTCCCAAAGGTTGCTTTTACATCATCCCACACCATTATACAATATCCTCCAGGGTTTCCTCATTCAATTCAGTTTTTACTTGATTAAAATATAAATCATACTCGGCATTTACCGCATCAATCCATACTTGTTGATTTGTATTAGGTACACCGACAAATTCCAATACTTCAATCTTTTTTCTTAAAAGTTGTAACTCCTTCCCTCTATTTCCTTTGAATATCCCCTTAGTTATTTTCATAAATATATCATTAGTTGCCATTTTATCGTATTAATTTCACCCCATATCCTCTAAATGTTGGAGTAACACTTGTATCTATTGTACTTAAAGTGAAGGTTAAATTCAATGTTCCTGTACCTAAACTCGTGATATCAAACACACCTGAACTTTTATTAGAAGAATTAATACTCTGAGCAGAAGTAGATAAAGTTCCATCCCCTGCTGTAACTGTCATGGAAGTATTTGTAGGGAACGTAGAATCACAATATACACCAATACCCGTTTCAGTTCCATCTAAAGTTAATGTACCACTATCTGCTATAACAGTATCAGATGAATTATAATCTCCATATTCTAGTGTTGTTACTGAAGTTACATGAGTAGACCCACTTGTAAATGTGGTAGTATTTAATATTCTTATACCTTGTGTTGTTGTATTTAAATAATAAGTACCAGAATAAGATATACTTAACGAACTAACTTGGTGTGCAAGTGTGGCAACAGTTGTCCAAGTTGCACCATCATAAGTTTGTAAATATATATCTCTCCCTGTACTACCATTATCAGATTGAGAACTAATAATTTTAACATAAGAGATATATCTTGCAGAAGCAAAAGTTTTACCTAATGCATCACTTACTACAGTAGAGACATGATTTTTTGTTGCAGAAGTTGAATCATTATTATCAAAAGCATTACCAGGATTAGTAAAACTACTAGGGTTATGTGTTGTATCCCCTGATGCTTCATCTGTAAAATTAAGTGTATAACTTGGTGTTGTAGAATAAAAATATCCTGTACTACTCGTAGTATTTACTGTGGCATTAGTCCCTGTTGAAGTAACAAATTCATCTGCACATAAATTATCTTTATTCTCAAATATATCATTCGCTTGTAAAGATTGATATGCGTTTTGAGATTCTCCAATAGAAGGTGAATCAATTACTGCATCAATAGTATCATTTAAATCTAAACTCGCCAATTGCTCACTAGTCCAATCACTACCTCCTAATTTTGTATTTCTTATGGTCATTATACTGTTACCTCCACATTTATTGCAACTTGTATTCTAATTTCTTCTGAACTTAATTTAGTATAATCAGTTCCAATATTATTTCTTAAAGCAATATTTCCTCCTGTGTTAGCATCAAAAATACCTATCTCTTTGATTAATACATTCCCCTCAATTGTTGTTAAATATATTGTAAATATATATACACCTTCAGATAATAATTTGTTTGTACTATAAACCAATTCTCTAAATGTTTCAGTCTCTAAAATAGTATCACTACTTAATGCAGTTGTGCTCCCTGTACCTATAGCACCATAATTGAATGTATCAAAATGGTCTAAGACTATTTGTTTTACAGCATCTACTCCTGTCTGAACTATTGTCATAGTTTTTCCTCAACTTTATTATTTATAAATGTTATCACATTCATGTGTTAGTTACCTTTATATTTGTTTGAGTATATGCCACAACTTCAATATCAGTGGTTTTTACAATATTAGGAGTAATTAAATTCCTACTCCACATCTCTCCTCCTGATGCTAAATCAAATACACCATACTCTGATAATGTGTTACCATTAGCCTCTGAAACAGTGAACGTAGTTGCAAACAAATAAGTTCCTAATGCAACATTTTTTATGTTACTTGTAGTAATATTTCTATCAACTTCAGTTCCTAATGCTGTATCTGTAATTAAAGGTGTTGCAGTTCCTGTACCTACTGCAATATAATCATAAATATCCATTGAATCTAAAACTGCAGTTTTAATTTGAGTTATATTAGTTAAATTAACTACCATTTAACTAAACCCCCAAGGGAAACTCATAGGAAATTTACTTCCTTCAATTGGAATCCAAGATTGGTCATCAGAACCATCTAAAATGTCAGTCCCATCTAAAACACTACTATCTAAAACAAAACCATTATCGATAGCTTTCTTTTGATAAGTGATAATATCGGTAGATAATGCAATATTTAAATTGTCTACAGTATAAATAAAATTTGTTACAAAATCACTCGCCTGTTCTTTTTGTTCTAATTCTTGTATCCTTTGTTGAGCTTCTTTTTGCCAATCAAATATCCCCTCTTCATCTTCTCCAACAGTTAAATATAATCTATTTGGATATTCATAATCCACTCTAGTGATTTCATAATCCCCTGACACATTATTAGTATTATCAGTAACTATTATTGTCTCCCCAACAATATAATCTTCAAAATCTGTTCCATCATTCTTTAACCATTTAGATGTTTGGATTCCGTCTTGATATAATTGTAATGCTGAAAGTGCCAAATTTAATGCTTCATCTTTATCCTCTAAATAAGATTTTTGTAATTTCAATGTTTTTCCTGTACCTATCTCTACTCTCACTTGAGATTGGTATGTATATTCAACTTTAGGGTCTGTTTGATTAGGACTAAAATCTATTGTCATAGCTTGAATATCAACAGTATAATCCCCTGAAATTGAACTGGTAGTTTGAGTTAATACTGTGCCACTACTATTTGTCACTTTAATATTTTTAGGGGGTTTAGCTAAAGTTACTTGAGATTGACTTCCAATAAAAGTTTCTTCATTCTGTTGGTCAATATTAGCACCTTCAACAATAATTTTAGTATATTTTTTATTAGCATC